TGGTCTTCCTTGGAGGACCGAAGCTGAGCTTCGGCTCAGTATGCATAACCTTGATGTTATGACGCAGCTACTGGAAGAAGTAGCTTACATACCAATTCCCAACACTTCACTCTACGAGACTGTAAGATCTCTGTAGTTTCGGTGTAAGGCATTTGTTCATGTTCGATTTAAGTGGACATGAAAACACTTTATCTTATGGTAGATAAAACCGTCACTGATTTCCACAGTGGCAATCTCTGGTGAATTTCACACCAGCACTTTTCTTTTTGTTGTTTTTACTAAGGAATTTCACCTTAGAGAAGTTTTCTTTTTGTGATTTTTGAAAGAAAATTACTTAAAGATTATGATTAGTAATAGTAAGAATAATAAACCTACATAAAACTTAAGAGCACTCACTAAACTAGACACTAGATTATTTAATCCCTCCCATAGCGGAGAAACCCCAAAAGGGTTCTTCTGCCAATGGTGAATGGACGCTATAACCTTCGGGTCTACAGGGTGTTCACCAAATCGCACCTCCACGGAGTTAAGATCTTGGTAAAAATACCCTCCTTTTACATATGGGTTATTATTCCCAGAAGTAAAATATATATAAGCTAAACTCACACTAAGCAAAGCCAGACTACACAGAATTAGGAGGTAATTCCTGTCGATCCAAGCCACGAACACATTCTCCGGCGCATTCCTCTCCACAATTGTGGCCGAGGAGGGGGGAGTTTCCTCCCATAATCTCTCCTCTGGTGGCCCATAGATAGGAAACGATTCCGATGATTGTGAACAGAGTGGGCAAGAGCATCCCAGGAGATGAGGCATTGCCATAGGCGAAAGGGTTGTTTCGATGGTAAGAAATACACTTAGAACCGTCTCGATAACTCCCACCGTTGGCAAATTTGTGGATATTATCTCCAGACTCAGTAGAATGTTTCTGATTAGCAAAAATTAAGTAAGCAAATAAACCTACTACACCTATACCAGCTACAATTGGCCAATACTTATTAGGTCTACTCCCCACAGAAGTCGTTTTTGCAGGCATCGTCACTCAGAAGAGTACACGTGTGCGTTTGACGGTCGCTTACTAGACACACTCAATTCACCCATCAGAAATGGCTGACCAATTTCTTGTTCGGCCCTGATGATTAGTAAACTTTTATGTCTTGTCATAGAGACTGTCCTTTTGTGGTGATCAGACGCCGCAGCTCTGTCCGTGTTTCGCAAGAACAAAGTGACAGATTCATATTCTAAACCTTGCACTTCAGAGACCAGAGAACAGTCATAACCGCAGTCTTTGACGTCATCTCTAGTTTCTTCCGTAAAAGCCAGATTTTTCTCTGTCTCTTCCGTTTCGCCTTCATAGTCAACTAGTATCAACTTATCTTTTCGACCCGCGGATCTAATCCGATTTCCTTGCTTAGAGCACGCTTTCGCTGTTTCCTCGCCAATTCGATGCGAAGTGATTTTTCTGTAGATCACTGGTAGTGTCAAGTACTCTATGTTCGAAGCATTGTTACTCCTCCCTTGAGCGACGTCACCCACTAGTAGAACTAGTGAAGATCTTACTCTGCGTTGCAGCAAGAGAATTTCAGCGCTTTCGGCGAGTGTATACTCGTCGACGATCAAAAGATCCGAACTCATAGGTACTTTAGCTAGAAGTAGATCATCCAGGGTCATCACATTAGATGTCCCTCGGTAATCACGCTCGGTGGCTGGATTTGCAAGTGCTACATAGCATGAAATGGGTGAATCGAGTAGTTTACGCACTAGTGTAGACTTTCCACAACCCGGAACACCAGAGACTATCCCGACCAAGAAATCAACTGAAGGTTTGTGGTTACTCGTTAGGAACAGTTTCCTACGAATCCGATCCTTTGTGAAATTACAAGCCTTCGCTGCTGTCTTCTTTAAGTGCTCCATGTACAGATTCCTTAAACCAACCAACTCAAAGAGGTTGGCCCTAGCTCTCATGTACTGTCGCCCCGTCGGTTCAAATCCCTGTTCGATGCAAAACTTATGAATTTGTGCGACAAACTCATTGACCAAAGCCGTTCTGCGCACATCGTTCTTAGTGAATTTCTCCGCTGTAGAACTTTGTAGTAAATCAATTCGTGAGGCCTCTGCACTGGTTCCTGGTATCGTTGGTCCTTTCTGCTCACTAGCTTTAGCCTTTAATTTAGTGTTTGCATTTAAGTCTTCAGCAGAACCTTTATCTTTCGTTTGCTTCTTAGATTCTTTCTTAGTTGCTTTCTTTGCAGAACCAACTTCGCTAGCAATCTTAGAAGTGTCCGATGAAGGAGACACCGCCTTTGGTTTCGTTTGCTTCTTAGATTCTTTCGACTCCACGTTCTTGGCAGAACTGGATTCGCTAGTAGTCTTAGAAGTGCCCTCCTTAGGCGTTTTCTTATTTTTCTTCTTTCTCTTACTCTTCGCTTTCGTTTCCGTATCAACATGTTTTACTTCTCCACCATCACTAGGCACAGATTTAGGAGATTCTTTGCTCTCTCCCGCCTCTTTCCTTACGGCTGATTTCTCACCCTTGTCGGTTCCCCCCGAAACAGCACTAACTCCCGACAACGATTCTCCCGAAGGAGATTCTTTGACATCGGTTGTCTTTGCGGTCTCATCCACACGTGATGTATTAGTATCATGAGATTTCGCACCAGAATCTGCTTGATTCTGGGTGTCATCAGAAGTAGTCTGACGAAGCTCCATCTTTTCACTTTGTACACCAGGCGTTTCGTTTTGGTGGTTAGTCCGCAACCCATCAGACATGGCCGAAAGCAAAAAACATAAACATCAAAAGTAACTCCCTAAAAAAGAACTTTTTAAAAATAAAAGAAATGTTAAAAAACAAAGTTTAAAGCTAAAAGTAAAAAAGAGGAAAAGAGGGAAAGAAAATCAATCCCGCTGACCTTGAGCCTGCACTGGTAGCCACTGCAGCCCAAATTCAGTCTCAAAACGTCTCACAGTATACGCCGCCAACTGAGCCCCAACTAGCTCATTGATGAGAGTGTAGGAGAAGCTGAGAGAGCCATCTCGCAACGACTGCACATCTCTGATAGCCATTTGGTTGTCAGTGCCGGGCGGTGGTGTCGGTTGACCTGATAGCTTCTTGACTCTACTCAATTCAACGTCTCTGTTGTTACTGGGTTGGTCCGTGATGCGAGCCAACCTAGTAATGTCCCCAACAAGAGATCGATTAATTCGGTAGAATATAGGTGCTGATACGTAGTTAGGTGAGCCAAGTTGACCCCTCGGTCCAGCGAAGCGTCTGTCAACATCAGCAGGTAGATCACGATCTAACGCTGCTACGTAGTCAGAAACTTGAGATCTGGATGAGGAGACTCCGAAGTTAACGCCTCTCAAATTGTCGAGAAATTTTTCCCAGTTATCTGAGAGAACCCACCATTCTGCATAAAGCCCTTGAGAAACTACTTGAGAAAACCAAAGATCTTCATCATAGTGTCCACCACCTTTCGTAGTAAGAGAGATGTTCGGCATAATGAAATGCACGGGTTGAAAACAAATTCTAATCCTAATATATACACTAGCTAAAAGAACGCGAAACTGGTAGAGTTTCGCACAACGACCAGGTCG